ATTGGGAAGCGGTTCAACTAAGCTGTAGAAATTACCGGCCTGTAATGAACCTGCGCCGACTGAAACATACTGACCAGCCTTTAACTGTTCAACGCTTTGTTGATCTTCAGCTCGCTGCAAAACAACCGTTGATCCAATGCTGTCAACAAAATAAATACCTTGTTCAAAAGTATTTGTCTGTGTTTGTAGTAAGAGACGATCACCAACAGCAACCACAACACTGTCAACCGTCAATGAAGAAGCTGCAACAGTAAGTGTTGCTCCAACCCCATTATTGTTTGGGCCATTGTAATAAGTGCCTGCGATATTTGAAGTTGATGCAAGACGCACTGGCGTTAACCAGGGAGATAAAACTGTTTGTGTCCTATTGGTAGTCATTTTTAAATTCCTTTTAATAGATTAAAAATATTTCCTTTTTGAAGTTAGCTAACTTCCCCATACGAGATCGGATGCGCCTGTACCAGCCGTATTTATTTTTATAGAATAAATCGGATGCCACACCCCTGCTGCCAATCCCACAAGAGTCTGTGAGGTTCCGTCCCATTTCATATAAGAGACATCCCCTGTTGTTCCTACGTATAGCCATCGGGCAAATTCAACTGCTCCATTTGTTCCATAAAATGTGTCTAATACAACATCACCTGTTCGAGCAACTCCTGACATAACGCGTGTTGGGCCTGTATAACCACTCGGATCAAGAGGTGGAACAGTCACTAATTGAACTGCCATCGATACGCTCCTTGTAAATTAATATCAGCATCATGCCGATAGGGTTCTAAAGCTTAATAATCACATTCGTAAAACTTGTTGGTTGCATAGTATTATGTCCATTATTGCCACCTGAATTTGTTACACTAGCAAAACCAATACCGGCTCCATTAGCAATAACCGCAATACCGCCCGCTCCAACATCAACTCTTCCTGCTGTAGCAGTAATGGGATCTGGTAATTCCGCTGAAATAAGATCATGCAATCCTTCTCCTGTTGTGACGCCAAGAGAGGTAAGTATAGTATTTGTACCTGATCCATCTGTAGTAAGATCAATAGGAGTGCCAGCAGTAGCCAAATCAGCGGAATGAGCTAATTTTAATGTTGTTGCGCCTAAATTAATAACGTAATACGGTATATTAGCAACCAATGGCGTTGGCAATGCGCCACCTGCATTACTAACTAAAACAGGGGTTGCTGTAGGTAATTGTGTCGTAGAGGAAACTGTTATGATGTCTGTTGCTGCAACAGCCGTAAAGGTTAATGATTGAGTAAAATCAGGATTAACACCCATCATGACACGACCCAACATGCTGACCAAAGTAAGGTTCTTATTGGCATTAAAATCAGCAACAGCACTCGCTCCTCGTCCAGTAGAAACGGGAGCATAAGTATTAGATACCCCATCCCATAGAGTTTTAAACAATGGGAAGGTGTCAATATTAGCTCGTCCTGTAGCGCCTGATGTTGCAGAACCAATGGATTTATTGTTCATCGACATCCACCCACGAGGAACGCCAGGCAAAAAGCTTGTCTTTACATCACCAGTACGAGGAGTTTGTGTAACACTGTCTATTTCATCATAAGTATCAAAATCAATAGTTGGGTCTAATGTTCCCAAAAAGAATGATGGTTTTGTAAACCATATATCGCAGGGTGCGCCTAAGGGCATTTCAAGCTGTAGATATAAAGCGTCATCTCCGCATGAACCGAGCGTTTTTCCGCCTACTCCTGGTACAGTTACAGAAAGATTAAATTTAGTCCATGTGGTAGTAAGCGCTAATGTGCCTTGAGAAGCTCTAACCTCAGCACTTGGAGCGCCGCCAGAACCAAAATATTGACGCGTATAAAGTATTATGTTCTCAGGCGTAACACCCACTCTAGCCCAAATGGTAAAAGTCATGTCTTGATTGTCAAGATTCGCTACTTTCTGATTAATCGGAAATTGAAAGGCTTTAAAAGTCTCGCCAACAGGGCTATTGGTACATTGATAACGGATATAATCAACAGGAGTAACGTCACCTGTAAGCGGATTAGAACCCAACACAAAGGGCACAAAAGTTATAGTATCGGTAGCATTAAGATTGTTTTTAACAAACCTAATATCGCCGCCTACTGCACCATTTGTACCAATAACAGGATTCAGGAAAGCAGGCGTAAAACCATGATGATTAGATGGACAAATTATATCATTTACGCTAGTTGTGGTTATATCATCAACATGATCAATAAAGACATTATTAGCAATGAAATTGTTAAGAGGGACATAGGTAGTAGTAGAGCCGCCTCCTCCTGATCCTGGTGGAAAGTAATTATCAATAGTAAAGAGTAAGACATCATCACTATCGTATACCTCTAAATAATAGGTATCATTTAAAGCAGCGCTATCAACTGTCCAATAAAATGGTCCTTGTGTCCCATTTGCATCAAAAATGATGGGATTAGTCCAGGGAATAGTACCAGCAGGGTCTTGATAAACAGGTTTTTGCTGAACTTTATTAAGACTGCGATAGGTGTACATTTTAGCGCCACCAGCAGCTTCGCCCTGGTCATTCATGATCACCCACTTGGGTATGGGCGCTAATAAATGCGAGATGGTCATCTTCTAACTTCCTTGTCAGAATAATGTTATTCTACATAACTTTGTTCAGTTTAAAAATAGTCTTTAAGGTCTTCCTTTTTTACCATATTCATATCCCAAAAAAGCAGCCCCAGCAGGAACGCCATACTTTAAAGTTTTTCCTAATATGTTCTTCCCTAATTTATAGCGACTAATTCGTTCTTGTAGTCCTGGGTGAAAATCTAAAAGATTTTTCATAGGAATTGATTCTTCACTTAGAAGATTAACCAAATTTTTTGGTACTTTTCTAAAATTCTTATCAAACATCTTCACAAGTGAATTGCTCATATTTTCGTTATAATATGTATTTTGTAATGTACGCCAATCTTTTCTAGCACCATTTAATTTTTCAGCTAAATCCGTATTTCCACTGCTTACTAAATGATCTGAAATGGCTTTATTGATATCATTTCTACTTTCTAACATTTCAGCACCCTTCATACGATCGGCTTCAAAACCAGAGCCAAGATTTTTCTTTCCATGTTCATATAAATTCGTTTGTAATCTTCTAAGAGCGTTATAATCACCTGTTTGCGATTGAGTGAGCAAAGAATTATATTTTTTTGTATTTGGGAAATAAGATTTTATATTATTAAAGTCAACCACAGGAAGACCTTGAGGATTAGTTAAAGGTACTTGAGTAGCACCGCGATTGTTAACCTCATCTGAAACTTTTTTAAATGTGTCAGATGCACGATTTTCCAATGCATCATGAGTTTTTAATAGTTCATTTTTTATTGATTTCTTTGTCGTAAAAAATGATGATGGTTTAATAGCAGATGATACACTTTTTGCCCCGTATAAAAATGGAGCATTTCTAACAGCACCGCGAAGCATTGCTTCACCAGGATATTTAGGCTCACCGAATAATTGATTAATTGCTTGGGTAGTATCTTCTGGCGTCATTCTCTGCAAGACATTTGTAAGACCTTGTGGCGTTAAATTAAGCCTCTCAGAACCATATTTGGAAATATTTAATGGAAACTGTGCTAAAGAATTAATTAATTCATTAGCACCAGCAAGAGCTTGTCCGCCAAAATGTGCTGCATGTTCATTGCCAATATTAAAAACTCCTGGTATCTCTGTCTTTGCTTTTTCATAATATCCAGGTAAAGATTGATAACCACGTCTTATAGCTCCTCCTAAATCCTTTATAATTTTTCCAGGAGCAGATTTAACGGATTCCCAATAACTTTCTGGATCAGGTTCAGATAAAAAATCACGGCCTGTCTCAGTAGATGATTGTGGCATTTTATTATCATCAGAAAGAAAATCAGTAGCCATTAGATTATTCCTTTCGCCTTTAATCGACGATTAACTTCATCACGAGAGATATTATATTTTTTAGCCATAAAATTAATATCTTCATCCGTTACATTCACTTTTTGTTGTGTATTTAATGTTTTTCCAATGTTTTTACGAATGGTTTGCATGTCAACACTCTTATTAGCCTGTTGGTAAGCATCACCTTCATTCATGTGATATGGGGCACCCATAAGGCTACGCGCTATTTCATTTCTATTCATGGTTGCTTGTTTAAAAGTCATAAGTGATTCAAGCTTTCCAATCATTGTTCCCAAAGTATCGTTATCACTTACTTTCATCATATTGGCAAAATCAAATTCTTTTGCCATTGCTCTACCATGAAATGAATTAACCGTATTAGCAATGGCAGTCTTAGTATCAACAATGAAATCTCCGATAATCTTTTGTTCTTCAAGATTACCTATTTTAGAAAGTGCTTTTTGCTGCATACTTAAGAATAAAGGATTTTCACTTTTCATCTTGGAAAAAATTGGAGAATTAGTAAGCTCAGCCAAACGATTTAAGGGAGCCATCGATTCTACATCTTGCACATATTGTTTACCAAGATCACCAATAGCTAAGGCTCTTTGTTTACCTAATTCTTCTCCTTCGCTTTTTATTCCTGCCGCACGACCTGCCTTTTCAAAGTATGTATTATTCCCACTATCTGAATTAACAGGTTCAGCAGGAATGTTTTGATTGCTTACAGGCGTAATACCTGTTTGATTTTCTTGACTCATATTTGGTTGAGATAAAATAGGTTGAGTCTGTGCCTGAGGCTGCGGTTGATATTGAGGCGAAGGCTGAGCATCAGATTGAAGAGAAGGAGAACCACCTTCACTTAATCCTAATGATTTAAACCTATTAATAAGCATAGAACTCAAACTATTACTATTGCTTATCGGAATTTGTGGCATTCCTTGTGGAGTAAAAACAGAACCACTTGTTCCCGTTGCTCCTGTTGTTCCCGCTGAATAAATGGTTTTCAAGGCATTATTAAGTTGATCCTTGGTTAAATTAGCTGCAATATCTGGGTTATTCAGTAACTTAGCCATAAATTGAGGGCCCATTAAATTAGCGTATGCCAATTTAGAAAATGCCTGTGCTTGTGTTGTCAATGGAGCATATTTAGCCTGTACTGTTTTAATCTGATTCTCAAGATTAGATTGCGTAAGCGCATTTAAGCCACGCATAGCATACGCAAGACCACCTCCTGGCTGTTGCGAAAATTGTTCTACCGATGGAATTGCCATAAATTCTCCTTACCTAAAAAACAAAGATGAAAGAATATCTGCTCCTCCACCCAAAGCATTCCAGAAGTCATTATTACCTGCGGCCCTTGCGTTATAAGCTGCTTCACCTTGCTGTCCGAATATGTTTGCAAGCTGATTTGCAGCACCTTGACCACCAGTAATTAGGTTTTGTTCTCCTTGTCCATATTGTCTATTAACTCCGAGAACGTTTTGTAACCATGTATTCATGTCCTGAGAACTAATATTCTGCGCATTTTGTTGAAGTTGTTGAGCGAAAGGAGTGCTACCTGTTAGTCCAGAAGCAGAAGCAGCATTTTGCCCTGCTCTTATACTCTGATCTTGTTGATATTTAGCAAAAGGAGATTGTGTGTAGTTTTTCATCATATTATTGATGAAATCAGTAGGGTTTTTCATTCCCTTTAGCCAGTCTTGATAGTTTCCAAGTGCCCCGACTCCGGCATTATAGAATGGATTTTGAGCATTTTGAGCTTTCTGTAACCAATCGCTATATTCGTGATAAGGGCCAGCAGAATCACCAAATAAACCACCAAAAAGGCCAGCTAATCCTTGACCAAATTGACCAGCATTAAATCCTTGTCCCTGACCATAAATGGCATCTTGCGCATATCGCGGCATTGTCATAATCAAAATCCTTTTGATTAAACTATAGTTACCCAAGCCCCCACATCAGTAGTTACCAACCATATTTGTAATTGGGCTGTCCGTGGAGGCCCTGCAATCGCATCTGTTAAATATATCATCTGCCCTTCAACAGGGGAAATCAAAGCATCTCTTTGGGCTGTCGTTACTTGCGGTATAAATATACCACTTTGAGATAAATAACCCTGTAAAGTTTGCATAAAAGTAGATAAAAAGTCTGACCATATTCCAGACATATAGACTGATCCTGGTTTAGTTATAGGATCGTATGTCGGAAAATTATCAAAATCAGATGCCATTTTTATTTACTCCGGCAATGTCTCAAAATCCCAAGCAGCACCCAAAACAATAAAAGGAACTTTATTAAAGAATTCAATCTTAGGGGTAAATCCTTGTCCTCTTGGAGTTGTCCCTAATTTCCTCCATACAGTCCTAAATGTACGTTCGCCTATCTTTCCCATCGGTTGCTTTAAGATATATCCAAAAGTTTGACCTCCATCTTTGGATATACTTAAAAACACATAGGGCTGACCTGCACTCACAACAACTTGCTGTTCTAATAAAATAAGTTCTGAGGCTTCAGTTAAAATATCATCATTATTTTCAGCTTCTAAAAATGCACTATCTAAAATCTCGTCATCCACATCACCTTGGAGCAAATCAAGATGAAAACGATCAATGCGAAGCCTGTTGTATCCTTCGGGCGTAACCTGCCGTCCAATACGCATACGTCTAATGGATTCGCCATCATTTGTTGCAACAGAATTATCAACCAAATAGAAATTCGGTGAATTATAAGAACCATAATAATTAACTCCGTCAAAGAACGCATGAGTTTGAGCAGGATGCCTATTGCCATTAAGAATCTCTTCCTCATGCCAACGAGGACTATCAGGAGTGCTCATGGAAACATTCAAAACAAAGGTATGATTTGCAAGCGTAAAATTAAGACGATAAAAAATAATTCCATTTTCTTTTATTGAAACTCCTCTCGAATCAGCAACGCCCGTAACAGGATCAGAAGCATATTGAGCAAGTTGATAATCAAGAGCACGATTACTCACAGGAATTGCTTCCGTCCCTCTTACTTCCATCACAGAACCTAATCCATCCCTATCTTGAGATAAGAAAAACATACGATCAAAGCCAACCGATATACTGCCAACAGAAGGCGTACCTACTTCCATTAAAAGTGCATTGTTTCTTCTAAATGGCAGGTTAGTACCTAGACCTGCGTTTTCCCACACTTCTGTAAAATTCTGGCTGAATAAAAATAACCTTCGATGCAAAGTTCTACAAGCAACGACTGTCCCAGGATGAGTGGTAACTGAACCTTGTTGTAACTGTCCAAAGACAGTGACAGTATTGGTTGGCGTACCATTGGTAGTTAGATTAATCGCGGTTCCTGCTATCGCATTAGCATAAGTTGTCGCTAATTTAATCTCACCAGGAAAGGTAGCAGCTGTCCCTTGACGTATTACATAATAGGTATCTGTAGTATTAAGTGGATTAGGCAAGGTCCCTGTTGTTGATACAGTGACGGGAACGCCTGTTGCAAAGTTGTTATTATTAGTGCTAAGAGTCAATACATCTGTCACTGCATCAGCCGTAAAAGTTGCAGAACCTCCACTCCAAACCATTCCTTGCTCAAAAGATGAAAGCTGAAAATTATTCGTATCTCCATTGACGACAACGAAAAATCCATCTAAATAACATACATCCAGAGGTTTTGCTGGAAATCCTGTGTCAGTAATTTGCTGAAAGGTAAGAGCGTTTGTGTCCCATATATAACCATGCTGTCCATCTACAAATATGACCTGAAATGTATTAGCATCTATACCGACATAACCAGCATTTGTGTTAAGCGTTCCAATAAGAGAACGAGACAAACTTCCTGTTGATCCTGTAATTAAGAAAACAGATTGACCAAATACCTGATAAATATTTCCCTTATAGACAAATGTAGCGCGCGAACCTCCTGTTTCAGGAGTAAAATTAAGATTAACATTAAGTAAACCAGAGGTTGGAAATAAAACAGTTGGTCTTTTACCATTAGGATCAAGATATTCAAAAAGATTAACTGTGCGTTCAGCATTAAAGCTAGTCACGCGTTGGTTGTCATAGCTTCCTACTATTTCATAATTTTTCCGCACAATTAATACGCCAATATATTAGGCCAGTAAAACGGTTGTGGGGCGTCCATAATGACTGACGGTCTGATTGTTAAGTCGGTTTCATTAGCGTTTTTTACAATGTTAAAATAATCCTGGTATTCTTCTTCTGCTGAAGCTGGCCAATTACCCGACGGATAGTAGGAAAGAAACTTTCTGGCTAAAGCATATTTCATGAATCCATAGTAAAATGGAGGCAATTCCAACATAAGTTCATGCTCAGTCAATTTATCCACCATGACTTTTGCTTTTAGTGTGCATGGATAAGGTTGATCAGGAGCAGGATAAAAGGTCACAAAACTTTCAGTGTCTTGTTTATCGAGAAAACAAAACCCTGGCCTTGATTGGAGTGTTGGAGAAGCTAAACGAACCACACCATAATAAGTCGCTTTATTGATGATCTTTATTGGATATTCAATTGTCTGAACAAGATAATTAGCAAAGACTAAATCAACAACACGATCAGCATTGATATCAAATGAACTACTATTTCCAATAGAATATGTCGCCTAATTCGGTTGATGTAAATGCTGCATAAGGCATTTCACCAGAAATTATTGGTTCCTCGGTAAAATATCGTAATGTTGCTCTTTCTTGCCAAACATCATATCTAAAAATAGATTCTTGTTTAATTCCTAATTCCTTCAATCGTTTTGCCAAATTAGGGGAACAGACTTGTTTTTCAAGTTCCATCCTTCAATTCCTTAAACTTAAGTTGAATTGTCTTATACGCATTCAGATTAACAATATAAATTTTATTATTAATATTGCTTTCTATTCCCTTCAATTTTAATTGGGTAGGCTCATCAAAAGTAATTTGATATTTGTTTTTATCGATAATCTGGGCTGTGAAGGTTTTCATAAGTATTTCCTGTTAATTATTTTCCTTGAACTGGAATATTCATTTAATTTCCTCAAAACCATATTGATCTAATAAATCACCTTTTATTCCATGCAAAGCAATGTAATGGCGATCAACTTTGTATTTTTTCATTGTTTCCATACTTGTTATAGCGATATAACGGCCTTTCTCATGAATTATTCTTTTAATAAGTTCTTCTGTTGTTTTACATGTGTAATGTAAGAGTTGACCGCAATGACATAGATCGTTCATTTTTTCTCCGGCGGTTCAGGAAGTGGCATCCAGTGAGTAGGTGTAAAATTATTCAATTCAAGATTAGCCCATCCACTCCATATCATCCAATATTTTTTATCAGGATGATAAAATCCAGGAGCAACTTGTTCATTAACAAAAACGATGACAGTTTTTTTATTGATAGGCAATTTATCAACGCCTCCTTTGCTTTTTGTGGACTATCAAACCAGAATCCTGATGCTAACAATTGTTCTCGCTCTTCATCTTCAACAACACGCATGCTATCGATTGAATGATATACACAATGCAGCATCAGGTTTCTCCTAACTATGATAGAACACGAGTTGCATATTGAGGATGCCATTTAAAACCATTCAGCAAGTCAAGACGCATATAGTTTTGATACCCTAAAATGTCGCCTGTCTGAGTAACAGCAAGAGACAATCCTGTTTCTGAATCAACAGCAACAGAAGCATAGGGGACTTGTAGCTTATAGAGTGGCGGACAAACAATATCGAGTCCCCGAGCTGGATAAGCAACATTCACATTATGACTCCCAACCATTGTTACAGCCGCATTATTAGGAACAGCATTGCTCACATTTCGGTTTGGATTAGTAGCACTAGAGATAATAGTAGGAGCAACAGAAACCGTTAGATTGCCGCCACCATCAGAACTAGCATTTGCTGTCACAACAAATTGCATATCTTGGCCAGTTGATGCACGACCAACAGGATTAACCGATTGAACACCAGCGACAGAGAATACATCTCCTACCACGAAATAATTAGCAACACCTGCGGTTGCTCCATCCATCACAATAGTACTTCCAGAAGCAACGGCACCATTGACCAATAGTGGATCAGCTGGAGTAAGTCTCGGTCCAGCACCAGCAACATGGTGTTTTATATTCTGAGATTGAAAGATATCGAAATAAGACAAATGACCAATAGCAGATTGTCTAACAATATCTTCATTAAATACTGGTGTAAAATTATTAAGCAAAGAAGCTTTAAGCGAAGATCCATCTCTAACCGTCATGGCCATATAAGCATCAGCAGCAATGTTAACGCCTTGCTCCAAAAGCTTAGCGCCAGCTAAATCGACCGTTTGAAATGAGTTAATAGGTGTTCCCGCTGTTCCCGTGAAGAAATAAAGTTCCTGCTCAGCTTGTGAGGCAAGGTCTTTTTCCATCTGAGTAACAATTTCTTGGATAGCAGGCGCAATAAATAAACGAGAAAAATCTTCAATTCTTAAAGACAAATCTTCAATGGTGTAGGCAATCAAAGCATGATATTGATGCGCAATCGTCAAGGTTTCGACTGTTTCAAGAATATCTTGTGGCGCCGCAACAGAACCGTCACCAACGATAAAGTGATTCTGTCTGCGAACTTGTAGCGTATCGCCGATCTTATATCCAGATGAAACAAAATCATCTTGATAAATTCGTGAAGCAGTCATTACAAAAGGGGCATTGTTAGCAAACATAGCTAGTGCAGTATTCGACACTAGATCAGTAGTAATAAATTGATTAGGCATTGCCAAAGTCTCCATTTAATCCATTAAATGGCACTGAGGTGATGTAATAGAGCTAGATCACTTCCATGTGCCAGTCTTCATTCGTGCTCTAATAGATTGAGCAGAATAATTTGCACTTCCGTTAACGGCTGGACTTGCTTTGGTTGGATTAAGTGGGTTAGCTCTAGAATTTGAAGACGCCTTTCCGCTCCCATTATTTCCACCCATCAAAGCAAATGACAGCTTGTTCACTTCACGTGCTTGATCTAAAGGATGGAGTTGAGTGATACGGTCTAACTCTTGACGATTTTTGCCAAGCTTATAAGCAACTTCACCAGGATTATCGACGAATAACAGCGCATCTCTTATGGCTGGCGTAAACGGGACATGATCTGCCCGCACTACATCGTCAAAATCATCGTACTTATCAGAAGCTTTATCGAACTCACCATCTAAGCGTTGTAACTGCTTATGATAGTGAGCAACGCTTTGAGCTTCTTTTTCTTTGCGTGCTTCAGAATCCTTTGCCTCTAACGCAAAACGTACGGCTTTCCTGATTCTTTCCTCTTCCATATCACCAGGCGGATTTGGCTGCCCAGGTGATGGATAAGGATTGCTTGGTTGCGAATTATAGTTTGGATTTTGACCCATTTGCGCTTGCAAGTGCGTTAATTGCTCCTGCATGGCACGCATATCCCTTTGGTGTCGTTTAGCTTGCATCCCTAAGCGCTTTTTAACGCTATAAGGGTCATCCTTGCCTGCGACTTCCTTGGCCTCTGAATCTCCTGACTCTTCGGCCTCAATGGGGTCAATTCCCATGCCTTCCGTGGCTTCTTCCGTTTCGCTTCCTTCCGCTTGACGCATATTGTCTTGAGTATCATCCATGACACTAACTCCGCTTGGCATCATCTGCCCTAGAGACTTCGGTGCTCTGTGACCCTAGGAGAATCCTTCTCCTGTACCTATAATTCTAATACTTTGCTTTTCATTGTCATCGCTATATGTAGCGATTAACTGGTATAATTAGTATAATTTATTCAAAAATTAGAATAAGTAAGCAATAATAAACCACTATGATTAAATTAGAAGACGAAAAAAGATCACATATAGACACACTAACAGCATCATTTTATCTTAATCGTAAGCCACAAACCTTACGTGCTTGGGCATGTTTAGAAAATGGACCTATTCGTCCGATAAGAATAAATGGACGTCTTGCATGGCCAGTTTCAGAAATAAAAATAATATTAAAAAT